CGTAAGTTCGAGGCAGGTAACCTTGTCGAGTGGGTAGTACGCTACGTTCTCGAACGCGCAGGAATCATCTTTAACACCCAAGAACGTGTGATGGTTGAGTATCCCAATATGCTCAAGGTATCAGGACGTATTGACTTCCTAGCCGGTGGCCGCATCGACATCGAGCGAGCCAAGCAGGACATCACATCGTCTCACCTTCCTGAATCTATCCAAGCATCTTCCCTGTACATCGCAGAGAGATTGTACGAGAAGTTCGGTGACAAGGAACTAGAGACAAAGGTTCTTGAAATCAAGTCATGCTCATCATTCGTCATGGACATGATGGAGAAGACCGAGAAGCCTATCAAGCACCACCGCCTGCAACTCTTCCACTACATGAAGGGGCTTAACCTCAATGGCGAACTCGTGTACATATGCAAGGATGACCTCCGAATGATGTGCTTTCAGTACGAGCCTACCGCAGAACTCGAACAGGAATACCTAGCAGACCTTGCCGGTATCACCCACTACTTTACTGCCAACACCCGACCACCGCTTGAGAATCACATCGTGGTTGAGGATGGCAAGTTCAAGAAGAACTTCGGCATCGAGTATTCCAACTACCTCAAGTTCCTGTACGACTTTGAAGAGCCACGCGACTACGCCGACTCAGTCAAGTCTCAGGTTGCACGTTGGACTCGTGTGGTTGCCCGCTATGCCAAGGGTGAAAAGATAACCGCCAAGAACGAGGAGGTTCGATCGGAAATCGAGACCGCAGGGTACAACTTCAATCAGATTGTAGAACAAGCCAAGAAGTTTGGCGTAACAGAAGAGGAGGAGGAAGCATGAAAAAGCTAGCATTCAAGAAAGCGTGTGAGCGCATGAAGGAAACGTCGACCAAGGTCAGCGCGGCATACAAGATGGGCATCGACCTCAATGAGTTCATGGATGATGAGTACCATGTGACCACGCACCTGTGGGAGGCTGTGCTAACCAAGCAAGGCATGGACTGGTTCTCGTGGTTCATGTACGAGAAGGCGTACCTGTACGACCTGAGGGAAGACATGAAGGCGCATGACGAGCATAAGAACGAGATATGCAAAGACCTCGATAGCTTGTATGATTTTTTAGTAACCAACAATTATTTTAATACACCAACCAAATGATTATTAGAACCAAGTACGAAGTAGGACAGGAATTGTATTTCCTCTCCAAGAACACCGGTAAAGTTGAATGCTCACCGGTATACAAGATGGAAGCGACGATTGGAGATGTCTTTACCGACGAACCAAAGGATGCAAAGATAGAAGTCCGATACTTCTTCTTCATCCATAAGAGGCACGCAGAAATCATAAAAGAAAACGACTGCTATTTAACCAAACAAGAATTACTTGAAGCGCTATGAAAATCTTAATCCAAAAGAACATCCCGATAGAAGCAACGCGGGAGACCAAAAGCAAATACCCATTCCATGAGATGGAAGTGGGCGACTCATTCTTTATCAAGTGTGACAAAGAAACCATGACGAGCAAACGATCGACCGTCCTGTCCTCGTCCGTATACTACGGCAAGTCTTCAGGCAAGAAGTTCAAGTCACGTGTGTATCCCGATGGATTTAGAATTTGGAGGATAAAATGAAACACAACGGAGTAATAACACCACAGGGGGCATTGCGAATCTACAATCGCCCCCTCTTCGATGAAGAAGTCAGAGCCATGTCCCGTGAAAAGGACTTGGCTGTGACCATCGAAGTCAAGATGAAGAAACGTGTACGCTCCGACGTGCAGAACGCATACTACTGGGGCGTAGTCGTGGCGATGATAGTGGAAAGGCTCAGGGAGCTTGGCCATGACGTTGACCGCGACCTCGCGCATGAGTTCCTCAAGGGAAGATTCCTTTACTCCGAACTGACCGACCCGACGACCGGTGAAGTCATGAGAATCCCACGCAAAACGTCAGACCTTGCAACGGAGGAATTTATAGAGTACATGGAACACGTCAAGCAGTTTGCTGCTGAGACGTTGGACATCTACATTCCTGACCCAAACGAGCAACTTGAGATAGGTTAAACCCTTGGCTCATTCAAAAGAAAAGACAGAGAAAAGAAACAAGTCAAGAAGAAACCTAAAGAGAAGAAAAGAAAAAGCCTCCCCCCGTGAAAAACAAACTACCCCGCCCCACAAAGGGGCAGTTACCCGATCCAACATACTCGCGTATGAAGTTTGCCTCTTGCACCGACGGGGCTGATTCGGATGGGTGGGAACGGGTAAAAAAAAAGCCCTCGTCTGGCGGACCGAGGGCATTTTGATCTGAGAATTAGATTTCTCATATCTCACATTACACTGCCGCCAAACACTGTAATGTGAGAACGCAACAAAAGTATGGCTACAGAAATGTAGAAGTCAAAAAAAATAATTGCATAAAAACAACACATAAGTTATCTTTGTAAAATGAAAACAACATCTTTAACAATTTTAATCGCGCTATCCCTACTTGCTTGCAAGAAAGAGGAGCCGGAACCCGCACAGCCAACACAACAATGCAACTGCGGTACTATCGCTAACGACGGCATCGATTCAGCCACCAACTGCTATTGGTTGGAGATACGAAACGAATGCTCCGGCAACAAGAAGAAGTTCTGCTTCGACCAAGACATTTGGACAAACAACTTTGTTGGTGACAGATTCTGTGTAACTAACGTAACATCTTGGTAAGCCATGAAAGAACTGATTGAAAAGATACAAGAGTGGCATAACGCCACCGGAATAACAACTCCAAGCAAACCAACAGACCTTATTGCCACGCGACATCTATTGCGCTACGACCTCATGGCGGAGGAGAATGACGAGTATCTTCAGGCATGGGAGCTTGTCGACATAGCCGATGCTTTGGGCGATATGCTCTACATCCTCGTGGGTACGATTGTGGAACACGGTTTTGCGGACAAGATAGAAGACATATTTAATGAGATACACCGCAGCAACATGACCAAGGTTGTGGACGGAAAAGTTATCAGACGGGATGACGGGAAGATACTCAAGCCGGAGGGATACGAGAAACCAAACTTACAAAAAATAATAGGGGGTGAACAATGAACAAAATAAACTTAGCAATTAGAGATTGTGAAGGCCAAATCAAAATCCTGCAAAACCAAAGGATGACTATAATGGCACAACTTGATGTCCTCAAGGAGCAGTTAGACAACCTTGAAAGGATTAGAGACAACAAGAATGTTCCACATGATGACCAGCATAAGCCAATGACCCTTACTACTTCTGTGGATCAACTTGAGATGCTTAACACAACAACTTCACAAGATAGCAGATGGACTTTAACTACAAAAAATGAAGGAGGTGAAAAATGAACCTACCAATGTTTGAAAAAGACAAGGCAAACCACGCCATCTACGGCGTAGTAATCTATGGACTATCTTCCATCCTGATCACGCCTGTATTCTCCTTGATCGCGGTGTTTACCACAGCGGTAGCAAAGGAGCTGTATGACAACTACAACGGCAAGAGGTTCAGCTATGGCGACATCATGGCGACCCAGGCCGGGGGGATAATCGGGTTCTTGATATCAATTATTAACTAAAACAATTTGACGAATGAAAAAGCAAACAGCAGTAGAGTGGTTGCACATGAAATTAGATGTTTATTTTGAACTATTCCCAAGTGAATGGCAAAAGTTAAATCAAATTATTGAGGAAGCCAAAGAAATGGAGCGCGATCAGATTATTGATGCCTACTTACAAGGTAGTTTTAATTGGGAAAGACAAGGCGCAACACAATTCTATAACGAAACATACGGAGGTGACAAATGAAGAATGTACGCATAGTCAAAAGAACAATGCCAGACGGAAGGTTCTACTACTTTTACCAAGTAGAAAAGAAGTTTTTATGGAAGCGTTGGTGGGCTGACTACTACGACAGATGGTATGCAAGAGACCTGTTTTATACCTTGCAAGAAGCAGAAGAGCATCTATGGTATGTACAAGAAATTAAACCAACTGACGAAATAATAGAAACAACAAATGAAAGCAATACTTGAACTTGAATTCAACCTTCCTGAGGATCAGGAATACTTCGACATGGCGGTCAAATTCCGCGAGATGGCCTACGCACTCAACGACATCAGGAACTACCTCAGGGGTAGGGTAAAGTACGAAGAGATGCCGGCAGAGAAGTGGGAAACCTGCGACGAGATTTACCAAGAGTTTTTCAGATTACTTGAACAGAACAACATCAAGTTATGAACCCCCTGCTGTGTACCATAGTCATCTGGTGCGGTATGCACTACGCAACGCCTACTTGGATGAAGAAGCAGGTTCCCGATTGGATGTGGTCAAGATATGAGATATTCATCGTGCCATACGGAACGCCACTAGCCGTGGTTGATCCGGATGTTGACTACCAAACAACAGCCCTTGTGGGATTCAGCGCGGGTGGTATAGATGTACTAAAGAACTACGACAGCAGATACGCGTTTGTGGGACTGATAGACCCATCGACAAGGCCATCCTTCCTAAAGGGAACGTATAGAAACACAGCTATCGTATACAACCCATCGGTCTGGGGAAACATAAACAGGTCTCTTGTCCCCATGGCCGAAAGAATAAAGGCAACCGGAGGCAACGCCGAGAGGGTACAACTAAGTCATCCTGATATACCAAAATACTTTTTCAACAAACACTTTAAAAACTGTGATTAAAATTTCAGACAAGCCATCGAAGAAGGTGGAACACTTCAGCGGAACCATAACCATGTCGTTCCCCGGTGTAGAAAACAAACTTTGGAACTTCACGGTGTTGCGTACAACGAACGGATCAACTACCTTTGCTGTAGAAGCAGACTATGAACAATTCATACAACACATCAATGACGAGGTTGAGTTATACACGAAAATACTCGAAGAAACCGTCAAGGCAAACTTGGCTAAAGAACAGGCAGAGTGGAAACCTGCCGAAAAATAAGATAGCGTATGAAGGCGAGGAATAAGAAGTGCAGGATCTGTAGGCAGGAGTTTATCCCTAAGTACAGCACGATGCAGGCAACGTGTGAGAACATCGAGTGCATGATCGCTTACTCCTCCAAGCAGAAGGAAAAGAAAACCAAGGCTGAGTTCAAGGCCATCAAGGAGCGGAACAAGTCCGTATCCCAGTGGAGAAAGGAATTACAACAGGTTTTCAATCAGTTCATCCGGCTGAGGGATGCTAAGCGTGGGTGTATAAGCTGTGGCAAGCCCTTGGTTGGCAAGACAGACGCGGGTCACTACTATTCCGTGGGGTCTTACCCAAACCTTAGGTTCCACGAGGATAACGTGCATGGCCAGTGTGTGAACTGCAACCAGCACAAGCACGGCAACCTACTAGAATACGCCATCGGGATTGAGAGACGGATAGGTAGGGCCAGACTCGAAGAGTTGAAGTCCATGCGTAACGACCGGCTCAGCCTCCCGCTTGACAAGATAAAGGAACTGATTTACGAGTACAAGGACAAAGTAAAAAAATTAAAAAATGATTGATCCACCCACCTGGGAAGACCTAGGATATGCTAACTTTGAATAACATGGACAAGACCAAGAACATATACACTCTAGTCATCCTTGCGCTGTCGGTTGTAATTCTGTGCGGGGTATTCTTTCTAGTCTTCCACATGGGAGGGCTGAAGGAAAGCTCCGAGAACGAGGCCGTAGCCATAGACAGGCTGCATGAGATAACCGAAAAGTACGAGGCCAAGATGGACCAGAACATCATCATCGTACAGGAAACCAAGGCCGCCATCGACTCCCTGCTGGTTCAAGACGAGAAGCAGTTCATCGTCGAGCAGGAGCAGATAGCCAAGTCTAAGATATTGATTTCACGAATACCCAAAATGCCAAATGACACGCTACAAAAACTTTACACGCTCTCTTGGAGTTACCTTCTTAATGAGTATCGCTCAGGCCGTCTACAGCCAGCCGAGTGACATTCCACAACTCCCAAGAGAGGCACAGGAGGTCGTATCGGCAGCAGCTGAGACCATCCGGCAGAACAAGTTGACCATTGAGTCACGTTCGATGCGTATCCAACAGATGAAGGACCAGCTAGAGGCTGCTCAAATAGCCCTTGACTTGGCCATACAAAACAACGACCTTTGCACAGAG